TTTATTTACTTTATTTACATATTTAGCATAAGAATACCCATGATAACAAATAAAAGTAACCAAGGAAGAAGCACTAATAACCAAGAAAGTCCAACATGACCATCTCTGCAAATTAAGTTAAGAACATAAGTCCAAAACAATATGTAAATAAACTTAACAATAAAAACTACTGCGGTATTTGGGACACGACAAGAAAAAGAACCTACATTGTAGCTATTTGTATTTCCTAAATTTTGAAGCAACACAAGAACTAACGCAATTATAGAAATTACAAAATAAAGTAAAGAAGGTGTACATAAATCTTTTAATCTTTTTGGAAACTCAGCCATTATATTATAAAGTATAAAAAGAAAAAATTTATTTTTTGCATTTATTTAGTATTTGGGAATTGTCCTTTCCATGGCATAGGATTTACTGGTGCACTATAACCTTGCAACGCATTGTATGCACTTCCTACTCCATATTGAAATTGCCTTCCTAAATTTATTAAATCTTGTCCTATAAAATTCGATAATGTTACGCCTCCTTTTTGATTTTTTCTTCTACTACGTCTTCCTCCAACAGAAAATGGAGGATTTGCACCCGTATTAATCATCGACGTTTGAGGGTCTACTCCTTTATATAAATTATCTGAAAAATGATTATTTCCACCTTGAACACCTGCTACACCAGGCCAGGTAGATAACTTTCCACCTATCCAAGGAGCTCCTGTAACTCCATTTGGAATTGGATATCCAGGATTTCCTCCGCTTTGTGATTTTCTCATCATTTTACATACACTACATTTGCAATCCTTGCGGTGTTTTTTACCGCCAACCATAAACCCCATTGTACATAACGGACATGCGCCTCCTTTCTTACCACCACTCATTAAAGGTATTCCTCCACAACCACAACCACCTCCTCTTTGAGGATTTGATGGGTTTATTTGAGGCACACTACCTTGAGGTAATTGCGGCGGTCCAGTACTTGGTTGGGTTGGATTTGCGCCATTTAAATTTACAGGAATATTGGAAGGAATAACGGACGCAGGCATAGAGGTTCCTAAACTGGAACCGCCTTTATGTAAAAAAGAATATGGGTCCTTGCCAGTATAAGCTAAAGCAGGGTTAGGCACAGGATAAATATTTTTACCAGGATATGCTAAATTTAAATCGGCAGCTACAAGACTACTTCCACCTAAATAACGTTTTTGATTTTTCTTAGAACATCCTTTCATTTTATAAAGTTTTTGATGTCTTCTAGATTTTGTTTTACCCATTTATAATATATATTAAGAAATTATTCAATATCAACGTGTGTTAAGAAATGTCTTCGGCAGCACATTTTTTTCATATGGAGTTCATCTAGAACTTCACCTTCTGGTGTCTTATCTGTAAACTCCTTTGTTAAATAAAGAACTTTATCAATGTCGATTGATTCACCATTACCTCTTTTTGCTAATTTCTTCTTACGCACTTGTTCCTGATAGTATCTATATTTATTGGCAATGACATTACCACAAGTAAAGCATTTAATAGGGATTATCATCTCTTATATATTATTTAGTATATTATTCTTATATATTTTTAAATTTAAATCAATTTTATTTTTATAGTTATAATTTATATTAATATGGCTTATAATATGAATTATACAATACTACCTACTTTTACACCACAATCTATTGGATATACTGTAGCTAGTTCTAATAATATTCCAATAAGTATAACAATACCTCTTTCTAGTAGTACTGGATTTCCTCCTTATACGGGTGTGATTAACTATAATATTATTAATACATCAAATGTCGGGGTGGGAGTTTATATTTTAACTTGTACAATTAACAACTTTAGTTTTACTAATAACGCAGTACCTGTAGGGAATTTTATAAATTACTCTTTTAGTAGTACTAGTTTTTCTACTTTTATCACTACGACATATTGTGCAGGAAGTACAAATTATACTTCAGGAAGTATAAATGTTTCACAAGTATTTACTTTATCCACTGTAAGCAGCGTTGTTTTTAATATTAATTTTAATGTTGTAAGTACTACCACTAATAGTACCACATTTAGTTTTAATACTAGTTACTCTTTAGTTAGAATAGCCTAAAATAAAATATAAAAATAATTATTATAATTAAATATGCTGCAAACTATTAAAAACTTTAAAGCAAAAATATTAAAAACTCGTCTTGATTGGGATGAATATTTTATGTCAATTGCTCTTTTAGCATCTCAACGAAGTCCTTGTTCTAGATTAAATGTCGGTTCGGTTATTGTTAAAAATAATCGTCTAATATCAATGGGTTACAATGGCTATATTCCTGGTGCACCACATATTTCCAGGGTCCAAGACAATCATGAGCAATCCATTATCCATAGTGAAGTCAATGCTCTCTCTGATTGTGCAAAAAGAGGAGTTTCCTTAGAAGGTTCAAAAATCTATGTAACGCATTATCCATGTATAAATTGTTTCAAATCCATTGCCGCGTGTGGTATAAAAGAAGTGATTTATTTAGAAGACTATAATAATAATCCAATTGTAGAAGAATTAGCAAATGATTCGCAAATTATTGTTACGAAACTATCAATTCAGTAAACCTTTGGTTAAGGACATTTAGGTCCATAACATTTATTTTGGAAATAATAATAATCTAGCTGCTTAGTTTTTCCCTTAGCATCGGAATTAAAGGTTGGACCATTTGCACCACCTGCGGCACACTTATTGTCACTAGTCCAAACGCAACAAGACGTTGTATTGCAATTTGTTTTAGTAAGTGCGCCACATGAACTATCTAAAGTTCCACTTGAACCACGATGACTTTCACAAAATGCATCGCTCTTATCCATTATTATAGAACTATCATTAAAACCTTCCATTGTATAAACACTTAATAATTTTTTTGGTGGTTGCACATTTAAGTTTAATCCAATTGTATTTATAAATACGATTAAAGAGAGAATTAAGAAGACAAAAATAAAAATCTTTAGAATATATTTTAACTCCATTTATTATTTATATATAAATATAAAGTTATTATTTTATATGTATATTTTATAATGGCAAAATCGCGTTCTCATCGTAAATCTATTTTAAAGTCAATTAGAAATACAAGTCAAAAGGCTTTACCTGTAGTTGGTAAAGGGTTAAAAACTGTAGGAACCACTGCTAAATATGTAGCTGTAAAATCCGCACCCGTTGTTGAAAAAGGTGTTTCTAAAGTATATGAAACAATGGCAATGGGTTTTGATTTAGGCGTTAAAGGAACTAAAAATGTTATTGGTAAAGTTAGAAATATGTCGAATAAAAGGCGTTATAAGAAACGTGGCGGAAAAAGTCGCAAACATTAAATTATAAATTCTTTAAGTAAGTTTTATAATTTAACAGTGTCTTCTTCTAGAACGAGATTTATTAGATTTCTTATGTCTTCTTGTATGTTTACGACGTCTTCCACCAGTAGTTGACATAGGACTAATACCCTTTGGTAAAATTAGTTGATTAAAATTTTTTAACATCATTTATTATATATAAATATTAAATTTCTTTTATTTGAATTCCTTTAGTAGAGTTAACTTTTTTAAGTTTAGTATCATTTTTGTGCATTTTATCGTGACAAGGTTCACATAGTGTCATTAAATTAGCTAAAACATTTTTGTGAAATATTCCATCTGAGTTAAAAATAACTCCGTCATCGTTTGCATCCCTTTGATACTGTAAATGATGCACTTCTTTTCCTTGATTTTTTCCACAGTTTTCACACAATCCAACAATCTTTTTAGAATTATAATGGGATGTTTTGAGAGAAAGAATACTAAAACCCTCTGGATGATATTTATTTCTTATTTCATATGCGGCATCTAAGAATTCTTGTGGTAAACTTAAAGATTTGCAAACCTCCAATCCATACATACTATTACCAGGACCATCTTTAAGTTTTCTATCATAAACCAATGCATCAGATACCTTATCATAAACAACGGCCATATGTCTTTGTTTAACACTATTTAAACTTGTTATTTCTTCATAATCAACAATTTCGTGTAAATGTGTAGCAAAAATAAAACTACTCTTAGATGTGTACAACTTCTGAATTCCGGCAACAAAAATACTGATAGCACTTTGTGTTTCAGTTCCAGAGCATAATTCGTCTCCCAATATTATACTATTTTCATCAGCGAGACGTAAAATAATTCGAAGTTCTGACATTTCAACAGCAAAAGTAGATAGACCTTTAAATATATTATCGTTACCAATAATACGTGTAAATATATATTTATAAGGCATATAATTAAACTCACTACAAGGAACATATAATCCTGCTTGGGCCATTATAATTGAGATACCTAATGCTCTAATAATTGTAGTTTTACCAACAGCATTTGTTCCATATAATAGAATACCATCTGTTTGACCGTCGCCAAGTGTAATATCATTTGTTACATATATTTCATTTGTTTGAAACCTTTCTATTAAACAATGACGTAGTCCTTTTGTTACAACAAATGATTTATCTGAACGAACAATTGTAGGTTTACAATAATTATATTTTTTCGCTAGTGAGCTTTTAGTATATAAAATATCAATAAGAGTTGTAAAATTTATAATACTGTCTAACTTTTTTTGGAGCGCTTCAAAATTTAAAATAAATTTATTATAAACTAATTTTATTAAATCTTTCATTGAAACTTTAATACTTGAAATATTTTTACAAAGACCATTAATTTGTTCGTCTAAAATAAAATTGTTTGATGAACTTTGTTTTTCAAATTCAAATTGCTTTTTAGAAATTTTAAAATCAAAAAACTTATTATCTTCGGGGTCATACTTTAGTGTTATAGTTGTGGGTTCACATGGTAATGCATCTAGTAACAATTTACACCTTCTGCTGGTTGAAACTAAACTATAATTATTTTTTTCAGTTTCATGAATTTTAACATAATCTTTTGTTTTTCCACTTTTTTTCTCCTTATTTTCAATTAATTTACTTAAATATTCTGATATAGCATTTAATTTTAATTCAGAACTTTTTAATGTGATTGTTTTCTTATCTAAATCTTCATCAATGCCAAAATTAATAAAGTTAATTTCAAAATTATCCAATTGTTCAATGTTTTTTGCTATAGATAAATCTAAATTAACATTAATAAATTGTGAAATTTCGTCGCAAAAATTTACAATATTTAAAATATTTTGTTCAAAAACATAAAGATATTCTTTAATTTTTATATCTTTTTCTAGAAACTCATAAATTTTTTTTATTGTTAAAATATTATTATATAAATTGCAAAAATCTTTTGGTGATATTTTTTTCAAAAATATTTTTCTCTCCCATTTTGAAATATCCTTTATCGTTGAAAGTTGTGTTTTTAAAAAATTATTGTATTCTTCGTAGTTAGAGAGAAAATATTCAGTAATATCATATTCTCTTTGTAAGTAAGTTTCATCGCAATTAGGGTTTAAAATATTATATAAAAATTTTCGTTTACCCATTGGCGTTAAACAATCGTTGAGTAACTGAGAAACACAAGAATATTTACTTGTTTTTACGTTTCCATCATCTATTATATTTAATTGCTTGAGAGAATGATTTGCCAATGATAGGCGATTAGAACAATTCTCAAATTCTGGTTCAGAAATTTTGTTTACAAGATGAGGATTATGTTGATAAACAAAATCCAATAAAAAACAAAAAGATTGGGTAGCAATGTTATTTTCATAAAAATTTTGAATAAATATATCATAGCTGTCAAAATTATAAAATTTAGAAAGGACCTCTTTTTGATATGGTTGTTTTTCACAGTTTTTTATTCTTGTCATTTTTGTAGTATTTTCATTTGTGATTTGTATTTTATGAATTAAATTACTATTTATACCTGCATAACTAATAACATAATCTATTTCATTTTCATTAGGCAAATTAGATATTAAAATAGTTTCACTTGGATTAAAAATAGATATGAAACGTTCTAATTCGTCATATGTAGTAGGATTATTAATATAAGCTTCCTTAAATTGAAATATATTTGTTTTTCCAGTATATATATCAATATTAGCTATACCAACTGTAATAAATTTGCCTTTCATAAATAGTTTATTTTCTACTAAATCAATCCAAATACATGTTATTGAATTAGTTAGACTTTGAGTTTCAGAATGAAAATAAGTTCCAGGAGAGAAAATTCCACCCAAACTTCGTGTTGTATTTTTAGTCGCCTCATCTTGAACATAAACAACAGCTGTAAAACCAGCATCTTGTATTTTTTTTATATATTTTTCAATTTGCATATCTTTAAAACCTGCCATCATTACATTGTCGTTTCCAACGCAAGTATTTTTTTCTACAATATTTAATTCACATATTTGAGAGAAATCAAGAATTTTGCTTCCAGTTATAGTCTCTGCTTTATCATTATATATTCCATAAACTTCAAAAAAAGAACCAACTTGCATTAATAATATGGTATTATTTCCATACTCATCTTGATAACGTTTTGTTAATTCGAAGTATTCTTTAATAAGAGCCATTAAATAATATATTATAATATCTTTAAATATATTATTTTAATCAACTACTATAAATTTCAGCTCGTCATTCTCATTCATTATGAGCCGTTTTAATCTTTTATATGTTTCTTTTGATATTATTTGTAAATTATAGAATAAAAATTTAATAAACACTAAAAAAAATGATATATAAAATGGTAATTCGAAATCTTTTAAATGATCTTTCATAACAATAGATTTGAATTTTTCATTATATAGTCCCATTTCCATTTTAATTTTATTTTCCTCATCTTTGTATTTTACTTTATAACCATAAATAATTGTATTATTAACTTTATAAACTGATTTTTTAAAATCTGATTTGTTAAGATTTAAAAAATTACATAAAGCATATATTGTAGAACTTTCATTATCTGTAAAAATATCTACATCAAAGTCACTTTTTCCAGGAAAATAATCATTTCTTTGAATGCTTCCATAAAAATAGATAGGTTTGTTTATATAATTTCTTAACCTATCAAAAAACTTTTTTTGTTCCAAAGTTAGAGTATTCTTTGTAGTTTCCATATTAAATTAATATAATATTATATTTATAATTCTTTTTCTTCCTTTGTAAAATTGTGTAGTAAAGTATCTTTATTACTATTTGTGATTTCACCTGCTAACATTGCAGATTCATATAATTTTCTTAAAACATCATTGGGTGCTCCACTTCCAACCTTTATAAGATTATGATCTCTTAAATATGTTTTTATATCATTTATTGATTTTTTTTTCAAATCTTTTTGTGCATTTAATACTTTTTTACGCGTTCCTCTATCTTTTACTAATACACCAATAGTTTTTTTTATTTTAGACTTACCCAATGTATATTTGCGTTTAATTGTTTTTTTGGTTATTTTTTTTATTGCGATAATTCTCTCTCTATCGTTATTTCCTGCTCCTACTAAATTTAAATGATTTTTATTTTCTATATTTTCTATTTGTGAAGATATATTATTAATAGAAACAGATTTGTTTGATACAACGTTAGGTTGTATATCTGTTTCTGGTAATGCAATATATTCTGAGCTTAAAATATTGTTTGATAATTCTATTTCTGGTTTTTTAATTAAATTTTGTGTCATCATTACATCTTCATTTTTAAATTTAGCTTCTTCTATTTGTTTAAGTTTTAATTTATTGCGCAGATTTTCTAAATGTGTTTCTCGTTTATTTTTTTCTTTGTTTATTTCTAAACCTTCAATTACCAATGCAGAATTTGGATTTGTAACAATATTATTTCGATGAGTTCTTGTCCATTCTTTATATGTAGGTTTAGTTCCACCTTTTAATACCCCATAAGGTACATCATCATTATATGATTTTATTTTAATTGGTGTATTAAAAGGTTCTGTATTTATGTTAATTTGTAATTCTTCTGGTAACTCCAAATTTACGTATGGTTGAGTATCTAAAGATAAAGAATTGTGATTTTTTATAGTTCTTCTCTCTAATTCTAGTCTTCGCATTTGTTTTTGTTTTTCATAATTATTTTTTTCATCATTTATCTTTTTTTGTTTTGACAATGTTTGTAAATAATTTATTGAATCACTAAATTCATCTGAAAATGTTTGGAGTTCTTTTTTATTTGTGTCTACACCAGTTATTTCACTTTCTTTAGGTAAAGTTTTTTTATTGTTTACTAAATTTTCAGTTTCGCGTAGTTTGTGTTCTTTAATTCTTTTAAGTAATTTATTTTTTAAAACGTTAGGAGATATAAGTTGAGTTATATTGGGTTTTTCATGTTTCTCTCTATTTTTTTTACTTTTAGAACCACCAAGAGTAAATAATTTTGGATTAATTGCAATAGTTTTATTTGACATTTATTATAATATCAAATAAAAATTAATGGAATATAACTACTATTTAAGAATAATTACCATTTAAGTGTATAACGTATTATATAAATATCTTTTCATTTCTAATTCATCTCTTCTGTTTTTTATATCATCATTTTGTAAGTATATTTCAAAACCTTTATCTAAATCTTTTAAATGTATTTTTCTTTTTTCATTTTCAGGTTTGCAAAAAACTCTTCTACTATGAGCAATTTTAGTTTTTGCTAGAATTGTTTCTATGTCTCTACCATAAAATTTTAAATAATCTTTATTTTTTTTAAACCACTCTGTAGTTATTTTAGAATTATCATCTAACTCCCAACCAATATCATTTACTTTCTTTAAAAATATATTATATAAATCTTCTGCACTATAATCGTCTGTTTTAAAACGCCATGTAAATCGAGAATCCAAACCTTGATTATAATTAAAAAAACATTCTTTCAACTCTTTTTCATATCCTGCAATAATAACCATCAAATTTTCTTTGTTGTCACTTAATGCTTCACATAATGTATCAATACACTCTTTAGAAAAACTATCCCTCTTTTCAGAATTTCCTAACGCGTAAGCTTCGTCTATAAAAAGAACACCTCCTATTGCGTCTTTAATAACGTCATGTGTTTTTAAAGATGTTTGACCTAAATATCCAGCTATTAAATCACTTCGTGTTACTTTTTTGAATGTTCCCTTTGTTAAAACACCAAGTTTGCTATATATCTTACCCATAATTTTTGCTATTTCAGTTTTACCTGTTCCAGGAGGTCCATAAATTACTGTATGCATAAAATCACCGTTTGAAGTTTGACTTTTGTGTAATTCTTGCGCAAAATATAGTATTTGGTCTACAATGTTATTTTTTAAATCTTTCATTCCTATCATATTATTCAACTCTTCTAATGGTTCTTTAATATCGTGTAATGTTTTCATATTAATATTATATTTTATACTTGGATCCACATTATATTTTTCTATAATTTTTAAAATATCTGAAATATTATTAATTTCTACTTCAATATTTACAGTTTCTTTTATTTCTATTTTTGGTGTCACAATTTCATCTTTTGTAATATGTGATTGTATTTCTTCATTTCGCATATGATTATTATAAAAGTTATTATAATATTTATAATTTATATTTATAATGTCTCTATAATAATTTGGATCATCATGATTAATATTATTTATATCTGTCGGGTTTACACCCGTAAAAATCCTAGAATTATAATTATGTAAATTGAAATTATTATTTATTCTATCAATAATTTTATCTACTTCATTTTTAATATCAGTTTCACTTTTTAAATCTTTATATTTTTCAACTAAATTGGGATTAAGACTTTGTATTAAATTGGGATTAAGACTTTGTATTAAATTGGGATTTGCATTTAAATTTGTTTTTGGTTCAAATTTTTTGTCCAATGTTTTTAAAAATTTATTATAATTAGTTATACGTTTTGGGTCCATATTTTTTCTTCTTTTATGTAACATTTATATTATAATATCATTTATATTATTTATATTATTTATATATAATAATATAGTATATTAGTTTCTATCCAAAAATTTGAATTAAAATAAAAAATAAAAATTAATCTATTCAATATAACAAATATATTAAACCATATATTTATTTTTAAAACAATTTAAAAATAAATTGAAATATAAAATAACCGAAATAATGATATCAAATATGATTTCTAATACGCAAACAATGAGTTCATTAAACAAAATTAATAAATCTAACGAAACAGAGGAAATGAATGAAATATTTGATGTCAACCGGGAACCTTATATTGAAACTCCATGGAATATTATTGAATCTTATTTCAGAGGACAACACTTAGAAAGATTTGTAAGACATCAGTTGGAATCGTATAATAATTTTGTTGGATACCAAATTATTAAAACGATAGAAATGTTTAATCCTGTTCACATTGCTTCTGAACAAGATTTTGATCCTGTTTCTAAAAAATATTCACTCGAAATTTTCATTACATTCGAAAATTTTCATATTTATAGACCACAAATTCACGAGAATAACGGAGCCATTAAATTGATGTTTCCTCAGGAGGCACGTTTGAGAAATTTTACATATGCTTCTGCTACTACAATTGACATTAATATAAAATATGTCGTTCGTAGTGGAGCTAATCTTGATAATGTTCAAACATTTTATAAAACAATCCCTAAAATTCATATTGGTAAGTTACCTATAATGTTAAAATCCAATATCTGCGTATTAAATCAATATAAACATTTTGAAAATACCCAGACTGGAGAATGCAAATTTGATGCTGGTGGATATTTTATTATTAATGGCTCGGAGAAAACAGTGTTAGGTCAAGAACGTGCAGCAGAAAATCGAGTATATTGTTTTAATGTTTCTAAAAATGATACAAAATATACTTGGAAAGCTGAAATAAAATCCGTTCCAGATTTTAAGTGTATATCTCCAAAACAAATAAATATGATGATTTCATCTAAAAACAATGGGTTTGGAAATGCTATTTGTGTTGAACTACCACGTGTTAAGCAACCAATTCCTTTGTTTATTGTTTTTAGAGCTCTTGGTCTCATTTCTGATAAAGAAATTTGTGAGAAAATATTATTGGATATTAATAATGAAAAAAATAAGCCTATGCTTGAAGCATTGCAGGCTTCTATCATTGAAGCTAATAAACATATTAGCAAAGAAGAATGTATAAAGTATATTACTGGCTTTGTAATGTATACACCAATAAATATGGATAAAGAAACCGGAGCTAAGAAAAAACACGAATTTACAATGGAAATATTGAATAATGATTTATTTCCACATTGTCATAACATTGAACAAAAAATATATTTCCTTGGTTATATGACACATCGTTTATTGCTTGCTTCATTTGAAATTATCAAGCAAGACGATAGAGATTCATATTTAAATAAACGTGTTGATTTGACAGGAACATTACTTAATAATCTTTATAGAAACTATTTTAATAAATTGGTTAAGGATATGGAAAAACAAATTATTAGAGAAATTAATACTGGATCATGGAAATCAACAGATGATTATGAGAATATTATTAATTTAACTAATATTTATAAAATTATTAAATCTACAACAATTGAAAATGGATTAAAGCGAGCACTCTCAACTGGTGACTTTGGCATTAAACATACAAATTCAAATAAAGTTGGTGTGGCGCAAGTTTTAAATAGATTAAATTATGTTTCAAGTCTAAGTCATGCTAGAAGAATTTCTACCCCAACTGATAAAAGCGGCAAACTAATTCCTCCTCGCAAATTGCATAATACTAGTTGGGGTTTCTTATGTCCAGCAGAAACTCCTGAAGGACAATCCGTTGGTGTCGTAAAAAATTTAAGCTATATGACACATATTACCATTTACTCAAACTCATTACCATTATACGAATATGTAATGCCGAATATTACTCAGATTGATAGCGAAGAGCTTACTTCTGTAAATATGTATGATCAAGTAAAGGTATTTATAAATGGAGCTTGGGTTGGAATTACAGATAAACCTCATGAATTATATTTGATGTTGAAAGATAAAAAATATAAAGGTATAATCAATATTTATACTTCTATTGTGTTTGATTATAAATTAAAAGAAATACGAGTTTGCAACGATAGTGGAAGACTTACGAGACCCGTTTTACGTGTCAAAAATAAAAATATATTACTTAATAATTCATTAGTTAAGAAATTGAATAATTTTGAGTTAATTTGGGATGATCTCTTGACTAGTTCTAAGATTGAGGATTCTGTTTTGGAATATATTGACCCTGAGGAGCAAGGATGGTCCTTGATTGCTACTAAACCAAAAGACATTATAGAAACATCAGATAATATTTATAAATATACTCATTGTGAAATTCATCCTTCCACTATTTTCGGTGTCTTAGCATCTTGCATACCATTTCCGGAACACAATCAATCGCCTAGAAACACATACCAGTGTCTAGATATTAATGAAACAGTTTTGCTGAGCAATGGCTCAAAAATTCCAATTAAGGATGTTAAAATTGGTGATAAGGTTCTTTGTTTTAATCCGGAAACATTGGAAACCAGTTATACATGTGTTATAAATCATTATGTAAGAGAAACAGACAAGTATTTATATAAAATACAAACATTAAGTGGAAGAGAAATTATTGCTACTCAAGATCATAAATTTATGACTACTGAGGGTTGGAAAGAAGTTCAAGAATTCAATGAAAATGATACATATATTGGTATTATGCCTTTACAAAATTCACTAACACATAATTCAGAGATGAATTCTATAATTTTAGACGAGACTATTTTTAGAAATAAATTTATAGAATTTGGACTGGAATTGACCTATATTAATAGGCAAATTGAACAATTAACCAAGCTTAATTTATTGCCTTTGTCTTCAAATGATTATAGAATGCCAATTTTAGCCAGAATATTTGGCTTCTTGTTGGCAGATGGTTCAATTAATATTTATGAAAGAAATACAAAATATATTGCGTGTAGCTTTGATTTTGGAACAGAGAATGATGTTAAAATGTTTGAGAATGATATTGAACAATGTGGTTTTAACAAATGTAAATATTATAACGGAACTAGAACATTTAATAATATTACTCATTCTACATTTGCAGTTACACATAATGGCAGTTTACCATCATTACTAATAGCATTAGAAATTACATATGGCAGAAAAACTGAAACAAAAAGAAATCCTCTTCCTGAATGGATTATGAATGGTTCTTTATTAATTAAAAGGGAATTTCTAAGCGGTTTTCAAGGTGGTGATGGGTGTAAAATTAGATGGAATAAAAATAATACAGGATATAATTTTGTATGCGGAGAGACATCACAACAAATAAATCCTGAATATACTGATAGTTTATTACACTTTATGAATCAATGTGTTGAATTATTAATAGAATTAAATATTGAAGTTCATATTCAAAATGTTGTAAATATTAACGAAAATAGAAATAAAGTAGCGTATAAAATTTTAGATAAACAAGACAATTTAATTAAATATTATGATAATATTGGTTATCGTTATGCATTTACTAAAAACACCGGTTCATTTATAGTTATCGAATATTTAAGATATAAGAATTTGTGTTTTAACAAACACAAGTTATTTATAGAAAATGTAAGAAATTTATGCGATCAAGGTAAATCAAATACTACAATAGCTAATGAATTAAACTCAAGGGTTAGTTATATTTCCGATATTAGGCGTAGTTACATGAACAACAGAAAAATTAGTATGAAAAATATTGGTAGCGATACTATCGAAAAATGGTTAAAAACCATTAAAGTTATTAATGGTATGATATTTATGCCTACAATTTCAATCGTTCAAATTGAAAATAGATTGGTTTCAGATATTACTGTTGAATCAGAAAATCATAGTTTTATTGCTGGTAATAATTTCTTATCTAGCAATTGTGCACAAGGTAAGCAAGCAATGGGTGTATATGTGACAAATTATGAAAATAGAATGGATAAAACTGCTTATGTTCTAAACTATCCAATGAGACCACTTGTTGATACAAGAATCATGAACATGATCCAGCTTAATAAAATTCCTTCTGGAACCCAAGTAATTGTAGCCATTATGACACATACTGGTTATAATCAAGAAGATTCATTGTTAATCAATAAAGGTTCTATTGACAGAGGTATGGCGTTGGTAACAGTGTATCATACTGAAAAAGATGAGGATAAACAAAAGATAAATGGTGATGAAGAAATTAGATGCAAACCTGATTCAACTAAAACCAAGGGAATGAAAATGGGAAATTATAATAAGGTTAATTCAAAGGGAGTTATTCCCGAAAATGTATTGGTTGAAAATCGTGACATTATTATTGCAAAAGTAACTCCAATTAAAGAAAATAGAAATGACCATACAAAGGTTATTAAATATGAAGATCAAAGTAAAATTTATAAAACTGTAGAAGAAACATATATCGATAAAAATTATATTGATAGAAATGGTGAAGGATATAACTTTGCCAAAGTTAGACTTCGCACAGTTAGAAAACCAGTAATTGGTGATAAGTTTTGTATGACATCAGACCATGATGTATTAACATTAAATCGTGGTTGGGTTCCAATTAATGAAGTCAAAAATACAGATTTGGTGGGACAATTAAATAGAACTACTAATACATTAGAATATGTAAATCCTTTGGAAATTCTTGAATTTGACCATAAAGGTAAAATGTATGAAGTTGTTACACAAGGAATAAGTCAATATGTAACATTAAATCATAGAATGTGGATTAAAAAACGCGATAAAAAGACTTATGAGTTAATTCCTGCCGAAAAAATTATTGGAAAAAGGGTTCAGTTTCAATCAGGTAGTTCTCCTATAGATAATTCTGAATTAGAAGTAAAGATAGATAATATTACATATACTGGTTCACAATGTGATGCGTTTCTTACATTATTTGGAATATTTATAGCTGAAGGTTGGACTTATATTAATGAAAAAGAATATATATGTAGAATTGAAATTGCAGCAAATAAATTACGTGTCCAAGAACAATTAAAAAAATCGTGTGAGTTATTGAATTTAAATTATTCAATGAATGAAAAAACATTTAAATGGTATATTAATAATAAAGTTTTGACTAATGAGTTTAAAAAATATAGTGTTGGGGCTGTAAATAAATATTTACCAGATTGGTATACTATGTTGAGTGAACGACAAGCTAAAATTCTATTAAATGGTTTATGTTTAGGTGACGGACACGAAACTGCAACATCATTACACTATTTTACTTCTTCAATCAAATTACGTGATAATATTCAGATATTGGCTCAACACGCAGGATACACAGCTTACTATGTAGCAAGAAGTGAACCTGGTGATTATAGTGTAATGACGGATGGTAGAAAAATTACTGCAACAACTACAGCATGGGATATTGGTATTCGTAGAAAGAGATTATTTCCTACACTTAATCATGGACATAAAAATGAACAAAATGGGCAAACAGAAAAAATATTTGACTATGAAGGTAAAGTATTTTGTTTAAGAGTTCCATCCGAAGTGTTTTTAGTTAGACGTCACGGTAGATGTTCTTTTACAGGCAATAGTAGTAGACATGGACAAAAAGGAACTGTTGGAAATATTATTCCAGAATGTGATATGCCCTTTACTAGTAACGGTGTTAAACCTGATATTATTATTAATCCACATGCTATTCCATCTCGTATGACTATCGGGCAATTAAAGGAAACAGTTCTTGGTAAAGTATTATTAGAACTTGGATTATTTGGCGATGGAACATCATTTGGAGATTTTGAACTTAAAGATATTTGCAGTGAGCTTATTAAATTAGGGTATGAAGCGCATGGTAACGAGCTTTTATATAATGGACTAACTGGTGAACAACATGAATGTAGTGTTTTTATGGGACCTGTGTTTTATCAGCGTCTTAAACACATGGTTAATGATAAGGCGCATAGTCGTTCTATTGGTCCAATGGTTAATCTTACAAGACAACCTGCAGAAGGACGTAGTAGAGATGGAGGGTTAAGGTTTGGAGAAATGGAACGTGATTGTATGTGGTATCGCGCTCCAATTCTCTTAAATTGTGGGTTGAGTATAGAAATTGGTACTATGGAAAAATGCAATTATAATGTTTTAGGTTTTAATGAAAAAATGAACCAACTAGTACCATCAAATCAATCTGGATTTCTTTATAAAGGTGAAAAAGAATGTCTTGATGTAACATTTCAAGATGGCAGAAAAATTAGAATTACTGATAATCATAAATTGCTAACAAACACTAATGAATGGATTGAAGTTAATAAATTTGTGTCAAAAGAAACTAGAATTAAAACTGGCGTTACAAATCCTTTAGTTAATATTAAAGAAGAAATAAATATATGCTCGTCTTGGATTTTAAAAGCAGGTTCATTATTATTTAAAATAACCGATAACGATTCTTATTTTAAAGCATTGTCGTTTGTTCGTATTATTGGTTATTTATGTGCGGACGCAACAATTTATTATGATACTACAAGAGAAATTTATAAAGGAGCTATTAATTTAGGACATATGATAGATGTTAATAATATTATTGAAGATTTAGAAAAATTTTGCGTTATTAATCAATCTAACTATAAATGTAAAAATTATTACTCAATTAGAATACCTACTCATTTACTTTGTAATATTATTCAATTAAAGGGTATAACAATAGGATCTAAAATTAAACAAGCCGCAAAATTACCAGAATTCATTCTTGATCCTAATTGCCCTTTACCAATTGTTAGAGAATTTTTAGGAGGATTATTTGGTGGAGATGGTCATACTTGCGTTCTTGGAATGCACAGAGGAAAACGAGATTTACTTTCATCTGTTTCATTTTCTAGAAGTAAAAATAAAGTTCATTTAGAATCACTTACACAAATGATGGAAGATATTAAAATGTTGTTAGCTAGATTTGATATCCATAAAGTTACTATTCAAAATTTTAAAGAAACTAGTTATTCCAAGAGTAAAAAAGATAGTGTTAATAAAAGTTATCAATTAACATTACATTTAGAAATGGATGAACTTATACCATTTCATGATAAAATTGGCTTCCGTTATTGTTGTCATAAATCACAACGATTAGAAGCAGGTGTATCTTATAAAAGACTTCGAAATGAAGTGACAAGACAACACAATTGGATAGTTCAAAAAGTTGATGAACTTACACATTTTAGTGAAATTAAAAAAGAAAATCCCAATAAAATTGTTCAAACAAAACAAGCAATTGAAACAGCTGTTAAAGAATTACAAATAACAGAACCTTTAATTCACCCTTACGCTATTCCATCTACACACGATATTACAGACCATTTAATTAAAGGAACTAAATTTGGTAAATTTACTAGTAAAGCCTTTCCAACTGCGGAAGAATATTTAAAAGAAATTGGTGCTCTGGATTGGTTCTTAAATGATGAACCTAATAATAAAATTTCAGAAAATGAATTTGAATATTTAGAAGAAGAAAAAGAAGAAAATATTACAGAGTCATCTTGCTATGGAGTAAATAGAGAATGTGAAGGGTTACCAACTATGGACTTAAAAGTTATTGATATTAGACCAGCAGGTGTCCATCCTGTATATGACATAGAAGTCGAAAATACACATTCTTTCTTAGCAAATGGAATAGTTGCACACAATTGTATGGTATCACATGGCGCATCTAGATTTACTAGAGGCAGAATGTATGATGCTTCTGATAAATATTCAGTATATGTTTGTAAAAAATGTGGTCTTATTGCGTCTTATAATGATAAAATGCATATACATCATTGTCGTACTTGTGATAATCGTGTAGACTTTGCTTATGTTGAAATTCCTTATGCTTGTAAATTATTATTTCAAGAATTAAATACAATGAACATAGCACCACGTCTTATTACTGATCATTAAATAAATAAATATTAAAAATCTACTCTATTAAAATTTTCTATGTTTGTAATATATTTGTATTATATTTTTTAAATATCATAATTTTATATAGCAGTAATGATATTTAAAGACATTTCGAACTTTAATAATGTAAGCGACTACGTATTTATTCTTAATGGTTGCATTAACGCTGATTTAATAATTTTATTTCTTGTTTATCACGGCGCATTTAAATCTTTATATTTAAAAAAATGGTATAAAAAATATCAACTTAGTGCCGTTATTGCTGACGTATTAATTTTAGTTATTGGAATTATTTTAGCTAGATTTTTATACAAATACTTATTTAATGAATTTAGTATATGGAAATTTACAGGTTTAGCTGTTTGCATACAAATAATTCACGACTTTTTATTTTATTTTTTATTTAACAATTTGCCGGTTGGATACAATTCTATGTTAGATTTCTTTAAGGGATATGCAAAAGAAGTTGGTTTTGAGGCTGTATTAGGAGATAGTTTTATGATGATAGTTGCTTGTTTAATAAGCTCTAACTTTGCTACATTTAATTTGAATACTAATATCATCTGTTTAATAATTTCTCTCTATTTTTTTCCTTATATGATTAATTATGAATAGATTTTAAAAAATTCCACGTAGCATATTTACTAAATAAGTTGTAAATGCAAATAATATACCACCCCATAATGTATCTATTACAACAGTAAGTATAGACCAATTATTAAACAAAGCATAATTGGTCGTTTCATAAACACCATATATAACAATACCTAATAAAAATGCTTCATTAATGCTCTTATGTGGTTTAATAATAAAATAATTTATACCTATAATTAGAAATATATAGCAGATTGCTACTCCTAAAAAGTTTATTTTAGGTTCTGAACCTTGCACACTTTTAATTTGTTTAATAAAATAATTTTTTATAATATTTAAATAAACAAAATCAATTGTAACAAATACAATAGCGCTTATTAACATCAAAAAGTTAAACATTATATAATATTTAAATATTTTATAATGTTTAGATAAAGTTTTAATAATATATTAACTTTTTTTTACTATAGTATTATATAAATGACATCTATTGGATATACTAGCGCAATTAATGGATTTAATACCGCATGGGGTTTTTTAGCTGCTGATAAAAATAGTCCTGGTGGAGCAATTCAAGGTTGGATGCCACAGCCAAATAATAATGGAGATCGAAGATATCCTGAGTGGCAAAATATTCGTTTTACCTTAACAAATGCGTGGAATACTACCTATCCTAGTCAATTGAAACGAGATAAGTTAAAAAGACCTATTATAGGACCTTTTAGAGCTACACAAAATGCTGGCGATCTTTTATGTAGAGAGAATTTTTCTTGTGGTGGTCCTTGTCAAACCCCTCAATACAGACCAAATGTATATGGTTTAAGACAACGTTTTGGTGCAACATCTGTATCTTGCCAACCATCTGTGGTTTACAATAGTCTTCAAACAATAAAAAACATCCCTTCATCTACATGCAACATTAAATGGGTTTATGATAGTTCAAATTATACTACTTACTTAAAACAAAAAGCTATTAACAAAAATTACAATGATCTTACGTTTGGTGGTGATCAATCTAATGCAAGTCAATCTGCTATTCGTGCAGTCAGAAGAGGATTTTAATACACCTTTAGAAAAGGTGTAACCAAAATACATTGACACCTTTAGAAAAGGTGTAACCAAAATACATTGACACCTTTAGAAAAGGTGTAACCAAAATACATTGACACCTTTAGAAAAGGTGTAACCAAAATACATTGACACCTTTATAAAAGGTGTAACCAAAAAAATTATTTTGACTATACCTTTTATAAAGGTATTATGGAAAAAATAAATAAAAGAAAAGAAATTTTGTATAATAAAACCGATTTTAATAATCATTTGATTTGTCAATTACCTTGTATATTTAAATGTTGTAAATGTAAGCGTAATAATACAATTATGGTTTCTGCAGAAATATTAAGTCAAATGTGTTTGTTTTGTGGAGTGCCTAACTACGTTAAGAGAGAAAAAAATATTAAGTAATTATATAATGGATAAACTAAATATTTTAATTATTGCTATTGCAGTGTTAATAATTTTTGGATTTTTATTTAATGCTTCTAATACATATACTACAACTACTAAGACTGTATTAGTTAAACAACCATATTATTATCAGCGTAATCCTTATCATCCTCCACCGCCTCATTATAATTCGTACAAAGCACAATATTATAATCAATATTAAGCAATATTAATTAATATTTTATAAATTTAGAAAATAATTTATTAATATAAATGGCAAAAAAAATGAAAGGTGGTGACGATACTTTTGCTTTATCAAAATATTTTTTTTGGGTTCCAGGTGCATTCTTTCTTTTAATTATTGCGTTATTAGTAGTTTTTGGTAGCAAATTAAAAATATAAAAATATAAAATTTATAAATTAATATTATATTAATTTATAAATGCCTAAAACAAAATCTGAAAAAAAATTTAAAGGTGGATTTAACGGCGAAAATTCTGACTTATGGATGCCAATTGCATTAATATTACTAGTTGCTGGATTAGGAACTGCTATTGCTTTTGCTATTCCTCACGGAGGTTCTGGCGGAGGAAAACTTCAATAATACAAAATTTACATTTAGGTATTTCGCAATACTTTTTATAAATATATAATATATTAGATGACTACTCCATATGCCGTTTCTACAAATATAGGTTCAGTTTCTTATGATAATTATGTAAATGCGCCAATTACTGGTCCTTTAAGTACAAGTCAAACTCCAGGCCAAATTCCTTATCATAGTTATGGAACATTAATAGGTTTAAGACCTACACCACCTCAATTTTATCCATCACAAGAACCAGTTTATGCTGATATGAACACTAATTCAAGATATCGTTATTTAAGAGCCAATGTTAGCAATCAAGATAAACAAAGACAATTGGCTTTAGGAAAAGCTACAACTCCACTAGCACATTTTACACAATCTACAAATAGATATGCACCTGTATCATCTCATTTCAATTACATAGTTCCAATTCCATCTTCTATGCAAACGGATATACTTAAGGCAAATGCTGTAGGACAAACTGCATATAAAGTTAATTTACCTAATTCAGCACCTATATCAACTAAAAATTATTATCCAAGTGGTGTCAGGAGTACAATTAAAAGAGTACGCTCTGGAGGATGCACTGCTCCAGCTAAAAAAGGTTCTATTTATAATACAAGTTTAAGCAATGGAAAAACATGCGCTTGGGGTTCAATTGTTCGTCAAAATTATTAAACCTATTTTTAGAAAAAATAGAACAAAATATTTTTGTAATTTTATTTCAACCTTTTAAAAAGGTTGGAAAAAAAATAATATTTAGTATTATTATAATATGCCATACACATATCCTTCTTTAACTCCTGCTTATGGTCTTGGAAGCTATGGAAGAACAGGTGCTGCCCTTCTTATTAGTTCTCCTCGTAATAAAGTTGGTTCACAAGGTAGAATTTATTCTTGGTATAGAAGTCGTGGACTTGGTCAACAATACATTAATTACTTGTTAACTATAGTTCCAAAGAATAAAGGTAATCCTAGAAACAATTTTACTCTAATTGGTTTCTAAATTAAATATCAACAATTTTTATAAAATATTTATAAAAATTTTTGTAGACATTAATATATGAATAAATATATTGTTGAATTTTTAGGAACTTTATTTCTTGTCTATGTTATTTTTGCAACAGGAAATTGGATTGCTATAGGTTTTGGTTTAGCAATTCCTGTTCTATTAGGTGGTCCTATTTCTGGAGGCGCGTTTAACCCTGCTGTAGCTATTTCACTCTATGCTGCTGGAAAATTAGCCAAAGCTGATTTAATTCCATATATAATTGTTGAAATTCTAGGAGGTTTAGCAGGTTTTTTTCTTTATAGAAAATTTGTTAACAAGGCTTAAATAAAATTTTAGTATTATAATATAATTTCTTATAATATAATATATATGTCTAAAAGAAGCAGAAAAATGAGAGGAGGATTATTTGGATTTGGTACTAGCGATAACACTGGAACTACTGCAACTACTTCTACTGGAACGAATTGGTGGGGTAGTAGTTATAGTAATTCTAGTGGCACAAGTTGGTGGGATAAATTGACTGGAAAGAAACAACAATCTTCGTATGGAACCCCTTCGTATGGAACACAAACCAATACTGGATATGGTTATGGAGGAAGAAAACATAAAAAACACATGAAAGGTGGTTTTACTTCTAATAGAGCTGGTGGACTAGCAACCTATGCCGCACCAATTTCTGGTGTTAAAAATGCTCAACCTCAAAATTGGGTTGGTGGACCTGAATATAAAGGTGGCAGAACCAGAAAATGTCGTGGTGGAAAACATAGACATTCTAAGTCTTGTAAACACAGAAAGCATTAAATATTAAGTAAATATATTTAAATATCAATTACTACATTATTGTAGTAATGGATTTAATAGTTGCTTCTGATATATATGAACCTTGTGTAAATGAAAATAATAATTATATTGATTATATACCTCCATCAAGTAAATTTAAAAATGGACTAAGATGTCATTGTGGAACTAGAAAAGAACATATTTTTGATACTAGACAAAGTTTTACTTGTCACATAAAGACAAAAACGCACCAAAAATGGTTATCAGAATTAAATATAAATAAAATGAATTATTTTACTGAAAATATAAAATTAACAGAAACAATTGCTAATCAAAAAATAATTATAGCAAGACTTCAAAGAGATAATGATGAAAATATAAAATTAATAGCTCATTTAACCAAAAAATTAGAATTTAAAAGTAATGAAAATATGGTTGTTGATTTATTAACCTTTGATTAATTTATATTGCTATATTTTTCTTTATCGATTATTACTTGTTTTGCAACATTTTTAATAATTTTATCTTCCTTTTCTAGATCATTGTCGCCCGAACCTCCCATAGATTCCACAATAATTTTATTATATTGATCTGAAAATTTGGAGGTGCTTTTGCTACAATCTGGATGCGCTTCTTTAAATTTTGGTAGTAAACACGCATTTTTTGTTGCTATTTTTTTAATTACTTTTCTAATTTTTTTATTTTCTTCATCATCTTTTTCCCATTTATCATCATCTTTTATATATAAAATTTCTCTCTTTGAATCTGTGCAATGAACAGGTCGTTTATGGACATCAAGAGCTTTTAAGCTTTTCACTATTATATTTGAAATTCCATCAACATAACCTAATTTGCCAACACTTTCTAAATCGCTAAGCTGAAGTCTTACTGAATCTACAAAATCCATAATATTCATAGCATCTTTACATGTTTCATTTAAAAAGAATTGTAAATTAAAAGATTTGTTATGTGAATTTGTATGAGTAGTTGTAGTATTATGTGTTCCATTTTCTAAAACTTTCATCATCATATTTTTAAACTCACTATTTTCTTTAATTAACAACATAATGAGTTCCTTATCAGTTGGTTCATTAGTATTTATAATTTGATTTTCTTCTTCAATAATATTTTCTTCGTTATAATTACATTTTTGTTTATGCCTCCATAATCCAGAATTGTCCTTATATATTTTTCCACATTTACAAGAAAAAGAGTTTTTTTGAGTGTTTTCCATTGAAAAACATTGAAAATCGTTGATTTTGTGTTTTTTCGTCTGCAAATGTCTATTATAGTCATTTTTATTACACGTGTTAAACTGACAAATTTCACAAGAGTAATTTATGAGTTTTTTGGAGTTTTTTTGATTGCTAAACATTGTATATATTGTCAATAAAAAAAACTCTTAAATTGTTTTCTTTAAAAATAAAAAAATTTTATCGTAACAATTTTACAATTATTTTTTTGGTGACGAGATGCTAATTTTAAAATATGGTCACACAATTAAATTTTTTGCCATAAAATATTTCAACTTTTCAATTTTGGACATTTTTTTTGTCCATTTTTGACTTTTCAAAAAAACTTTCACATTAAAAAAATGAAAATCAATACTACACGTGTAGGGACCTTTTTCCCTTGCATTTTTCACTTTTCTTTACAGAATGTAGTTTAGGCTCTTTAAGTATGTTACACATTTGGACATTTTAAATGTCCATTTTTTATAAAATTAATAGCATATATTATTCTGATCTATCAACAAGACATAATCACATTTATGATTCTGGAAAATATAATCATCCCATAATTTTACAGAAGTCATATATAATGATGTGCCCATACCCATATATGAAATTGCCGGGTCGATTCGTTTATGTAATATGCAAATAAATACTTGAATGCTCAATTCTGAGTTTTTTTCTTTTATTTCTTTCATAATCTCTACTGTTCTAACTTTTCCATAGGGTAACTTGTCCACTAGATTAATAAACTGTTTGTTGTTAAAGAATTCGTCCATATTAAAGTCGTAATATTTATTTATTGTTTTTATAAATATTTTCATTTCAATTTTTTTTAATTGGCGTTTTAGATGTCCAAAGGTGTAAAATATATATTATTAAATACTGTTTATTATTTAAATATCAAAATATATTTACATATTATGGGAATATATTATGGATATATTCATTATGGAGTAAAAATTTCAAAAAAAATAATATCGGAAGATGGTTGTATTTTTGTAGAACCAATGTATGAAATAATATTTGATGATAAAACAATTTCACCGAATGATTATTTAAACCCTTGAAGATTTAAAACCGCACCCTTTAAAACTACTTAAAGAAAATTAATAAATTCTTATTTTATTATATGAAATATGACTAAACATAAGACAGAAGATTATAAAATTTCTGCTGTTAAATATTACTTAAATAATGACAAAGGAGATGGATATAAGAAAACATGTAAAATTTTTGATTGTAAGAAATCTACTTTACGAGATTGGATTAAAAGATACAATACTTCTAAAAATCTTACACGAAGAAACAGAAACCCTATTTCTTATAAGATTACTAAACCACAAGTAAAAACTGAGTTAGAATTATTGAAGAAAAACGCACAACTTACTATGAATGAATTAGCGTTTGATATGAAACAAAAACACCCTACTTTTGATATTACACCTCAACATTTAGGACATGTTATTAGGGATAATAACCAAACAAGAAAAAGAACAAGACACGAACATTCCCAAAAGAAAGATACAAAAAACCAATTGATAAACAAACTGAAATGAACTCTTTTTATCAAAAAATAAAACATTATCCATTAAACAAAATTATTTGTTTAGATGAAACAAGTGTAGGTTCTGCGTTGCATCCTACTTATAGTCGTTGTTATTTAGGAAGAAGATGTAGAATAAAAACATCAAATCAATTTGTATTTCGTAAATTTACATTATTAGTAGCACTAAGAAATTCAAAAATAGTAGGAAAGGAAATGTAAGAAAAAGACCATGGTTATCTATAATTAAACAATTAACAAAATCCAAATATAATTTACTAAGTGAAGATTTAGGTTATTTGATAATGGTAAAGAATTTACAAATCATAAACCATTTACAGAATTATAATTTTTGTATTTTTTTATATATTATATAATTGTATAATGGCAGCGGTATCGTGGTATTCTATTA